CACCATATGAATCTTGTTTGTCGTTGTTCTCGCATCGTTCTAATGCTGCGATATACATTTGTAACCAACCTTGTACTTGTTGTTGATCCATTCCTCCTAAGAAGTTAGATGAATGATAAAGACTTCCATACAAATAAATACCAGGATGTTTGTCTAAAATATAATTGGTTGCATTGGAAGAACTAAGAGCTGCGATATTTTTGTAATATGATAAGTAACCAGTATAAGTAGCATCAGGGCTAGGACCAAATCTGAATTGTTCAGTTTCATTATCTGCCTCTATCGTATAAGAACGTGGTCTTCCAGTTCTTGAACCACCTCTTATTTCAAATAAGTTATGGGGTGTAATATATTCTAGTGGATATTTAACGCTATTTAATAAAATGTAAAATGATCTTACAGAAATAAAACCCGTAGGTACGGATACAGTTTCGGAGTTAATAGTAACAGTATCAATCTGTTCCATCTGTCTAATTCTTAACTTAGCATTAAAATCTGCTTCAGTAAGTTTAATGAAGTCATCAGCTATCTCATCAGTTAAATCAGTTCTGTTTAACCAGTTAGCAATTGATGCTTTTAATTCTGTATACGTTGATATTGCCATTATAAAGATCCCTCTGAAGTTTTGAAATATCTAAACTCATTACTATTCAGTTTAGTTCTCATTATTTTCTTTTGTGTGTCTTTAGGTAAAGCCCACCAATTACGAGTACCATTATATTCTTTAGTCCAAATTTGGAGCATAATTGGAGGTACACTAGCAATCCGTCTCATATCTCTTGAGGGTGTATAGCCATCATTTTGAGTATAGAGTTTCTTATTTCTTTCCAATAAAGGATTGAGATTTTGCTGATTATGGATAGTTAGTTTACCATCGGACTCTTGTATGTAACGAGTCTTGGTAGCATCAGCATTCCATTCGGTTGCTCTTACCTTTGTCATTATTGTGTTAGTTCAGTAACGCTTACTTTGCCATCAGAACCACCAACACGTAAAACAGCAATCTTTTCACCTTCAGATACTTTAATATATTCTACGTCATCTGCTGGAATATATGCTGTAGTTGCTGCTGCAGTAGGTGAAACCGCAATTTGAATATAAGCAGCAATTGTACTTACTACTCTTATATATTCTGTATTGGCTCCAAATGCTGAACTAGCACTTGATGAACTTCCTGCAGTTAAAACTTGTTGTGTGCTAAATCTTAATCCGTTCATATTTTGTTCTCCTTTTGTTTAGGGGATGTTTCCATCCCCTATATAAATTATCTTCTAATTACGAATGTTACTACACATTCACAAGCTGTTGAAGATCCACCATCAGTTATCATTTCGATAGTTCCACCTTCTGAAACTGTATTTAAAGCTGTTGGTTCTGCTGTATCAACGTCTCCAGCAGCAGATCCAGATTGTGTTACTGTAATTCCGCCACCAGTAACTGCAACTCCACCAATTTCAAAAGTAAGAGCTGCATTAGCAGATGATATTGCGTTTTTAATTGATGTAAAAATTTTAATAATTGATCCACCATCAGGTACAGGTACGAATGTAGATCCTGCAGTACTAATAGTAGTAATTTTTGATGTTAAAAAATAGTCGTTTAGTGTTCTCATTTTGTTCCTTCATTGTTCCGCCCTTAACCCCTCTCAAGACTTCAATGTTATTTAAGATGGAAGGCGAGTAGATTTGAGGTTACTCGCCTATCCACGTGCTAATTATTAGCTAGTTGTTACGTCTGCTACAACGCCTGAAGCAGCTTCGTTTCTTGATTCTAGAGTTGCCTCTAAAAGCAATTGTCTTTTTTCTGAGTCTCCAGTTTTTGACAATTCATGCATTGTGAAGTCTCTTAAGAAAGCTACTCCCCAATAATCCATGTCTAATACCCAAGCATCTCTATCTCTAGAGAATCTGTTAGGTACTACTTGTAATTGACCGAAGTCAGAAGCGTAAACATCTACTGATGTGTATAAAGTTGCATCAGCACCTGCGTCAAATCTAGTACTGTTACCAGTGAATCCTGACAATTTTTGTTTATTGAAAGGTCCAACCATAATCATAGTTGGATTTCCACCAGCATCCCATACTGATTTAATTACAGATTTCAAGAGTGATTCTGTGAAAACTCTTTGAGTACCATTTGTAGCTTCAGTATTACCCAAGCCACCAGATGTCCCTGAAGTTCCCATTAAGTCATTAGTAGCAACCCATGATCTTAATCCACCAGCTACTCTTGCTGCTGTTGCTGAACCTGTTACTTCAGCATTGTTAGAACAAAGAGAACTTTCTAGATCTCTTTTTAGTTCTTTTGCTCTTTTAGCTATTTGATAAGCTATTTCAGATGCTCTACCAGCTTTATCGACTGCTTCCTGCGTACCTGTAATTACAATAACTTTGTCCATAATTTGGCAAGAGTTAGATAATCTAGTTGTTGCAGAAATAGCATCAGCTGTTGCTTCGTCACCTTCGATAACTTGATTATTTGTGACTGCTGTTGCCAAACTGTCAGTTTGCCATTCGTGTAGAACTGCAGTTGCTTGTGTTTTAGCTGCAGAACTTAGGAAAGGCGTGTCAGTTGGCGAGATGTTATAAATAACATCTGACAGATCTTCACGTTCACCAATGGAATCGTAAGTGTCAAACGTATTTGTTGGTTGTGCCATTGTTTGTTACCTTTTTTGTTGAGATTTAAGATTAATCATATCAATTAAAGCACTTTGAGCTTCACGAAGATGCCCTGTTTTCTTTAATCGACCGATTTTATTTCTTATATTCTCTCTACCTGAACTTGCACTTGATTTAGCGACACCAGACTTTACAACTCTAGGTGCGTTAGCAACCTTCTTCTGGGCTATAGGTTTTTTATCTTTAAAAGATTTATAACTCATAGCGTCTCTAACCACCATTAAGAAACGATGATCAGCCAAATTCCCAATTTCGCCATCATTAAATCCATAACCTCTAAGCGAAGAACGCATATCGGTTTTGAATTGATCAGCTTTATTAGGATCGCTGTACTCTGGTATTTTCGCAGATGCTAATTGTTTTTGAACATCAAGGTACTCATTGTATTGTTTTTGATTAGCTTCATGTGCTTTAGACTTCATACCATCTATCTGCCTTTGTTGTTCTCGTAACTGGTAGTCCAGTTTAGCCGCAGATGTTGGATCTTCGTCATAAAGTTTTTGAAGATCTTTGCTACCTTGCTGTTGTCTGTTAAAACCTTCAGCAGTTGCAATCATGTCGTTTAGTTCTGATAAACGAGTATCATAATTTTGACGCAAACTACTCTTTTGACTTTCAAGATCTTTTTTCTCTAAACCTAAAGAATGAGTTTTTTGTCGGTAATCGGAATCTCGTGAATAACCTGCTTTCAGCTCATCAAGGCTAACCTCTAACTCTTGACCTTGTACTTTGACTCGGTGGAGTTCGGGTTCCTCTACTTCTGTTTGCGTTTCTTCTTTGATTTCCGTATTTTCAGTAGCGACTTCTTTTGGAGTTTCTTCAGACTTTGATTGACTCTCTTTTGAAGTTTCCTCTTTGATCTCTTGAGGTTGCTCTGATGGTTCTGCTGGTTTTGCAGGTTCTGATTGTCCTTTATCGGGATTCAGTAGTCCTGTTATTTTCTTCGCAGCACCTTGAACAGTTTGTTCTTGTGCCATGTAACGTTCCTCCTATTGGTTGACGTGTAACGAGCTCCTAGAATAGGTTAGCTCTTGTTTAAAAGCTCAAGATCTTTTTGAGCTAGTTTTCCGCTTTCCATGATAGTCTGTAAATGACCTCTGATTTTATCTAGCATATTATATGCCATCCAAAGGGATCTACGTTTTTCATCGTCAGCAAAACTTGTGTGAAAAATCTCCTGCTTATAAGTTGCTAGGAGATCTTCAAATGCCTGTTGCAGAAGGGGATCGTTTAGGAGCACTTGGGCTCGCTTTCCCTCCCTGATCTGTGTTTCTTTTTTGTCCATCATTAAAGAATTGTTGTTGACCTTTTACTATCTCTTTCATCAAATCACCTGATTTGTTGAGATCTGCTTGTTCTAACATACTTCTACGTTTAAGTTCAAGCTCATCTATCTTAGATCCGTATTTAAGTTCTAATTCTTTAATCTTAATTTCGAAGTCAAGTAGTTGTTGTCTCATTCTACCTTCAATTTCTTTTAGTGTTACATTCGCATTTAATTGTGCACGTTGGTTTTCACCTTGTACTTGAGCTAATGTAACTTTTTCAAATTCAGTTGGTGGTTTAGGTGGCAACTGAGGCATTTGAGCTGCACCTACGTCAGGATCCATGAAATAGGGTTCTATTCCATTCAATCCTGCGTTCTCTACTAATTTCTTTAAACTATTATATATATTTCTAAGATTAACCATTGGACCAAATACATTTT